GCCACCATGCTGAAGCGCGGCAGTCGCTCCTCGGCATCCGCGCCTTCGGTAGCGGCAGCTTCGATCACGACCTCGCAGCCGAGCGCGAGCTGATCGGGCGGCTCAGTTGTCGTCGTCTTCTTCGTCATCGTCATCGTGGTCGTCCGTGACCTTCACGAGTTCTCTTTGGGGTGCACTTCCGGGGGCGGCATCCTCGATGCCGAGTTCGCGCATGAACGCCCGCTCCTTGGCGATCTGGCGCAGTTCCGCTTCCCAGTCGAGGCCCTGTTTGGCGTATTCACGCGCGAGCGACGTCGTGCGGCTCGACAGCCGCGTCGCCTGCGCGTTCGCTTCCTTCGCGGGATCGACGTGCTCGTTGCCGTCCCAGAACCATTGATGGTTCCGAGGCGCATCGGTCATGCGCATCGACTGCGGCAGCAGCCCTTCGACGAGCACCGCCTCTTCGAGCCAGGCGTCGAAGATGCGATCGAGCACCGTGCACTCGAGGTGCGCCTGTTCGATGCGGTTGGATTTGAAGTACGTCTGGTGGTCGAGTCGGCCCGAAGCGTAGTTGTAACCCGAGGAGTTGCCGGCCGCGACGTTGTACGGCATGTTCAGGCAGCGGGCGATCTCGTTGAGAATCTCGCGCTTGAAGTCGCCGTAGGTGGTTGAAGGCTGCTCCGCCTTCATCTGCGCCATCTTCCAGCCGCCGGGCAGCGTCAGCAGCATGCGCTGCTCAAGCTCGATCGTGTCCATCGGCTCGATGTCTTCGGCCTCGCCGTTGGGCGGCGCATCGGTCTGCACGACGCCGGCGAACTCGGCGGCCGTCTCCGCGGCCGCGATCACGGCCAGCGTGAACCGGCGGAGCTGCGCGAAGAGCGGAATGGCGGGCGTGATGTCGGGGATGCCGCGCGACTGGCCAGGCCGATCGGCGCGGAAGTAGTGGATCATCGCCTCTGCCGGCACGGGGTCATAACTGAGCCCGGCATACCAGCGCACATCGCCCGGATGCTGCTTGAGGACGTGGTACTCGACCGGATTGCCTACACGATCGAACACGACACCGTCGATGGCCCGCGGATCGTGCAGCGCGAGATCGGGCGTCGCGACCTGGTCCGCCTCGATGATGCGGATGTCGAGCTGTACCGGCGTCGGTAGCCCGGAGTTGCGTGCGAGCAGCGCGAACGCCTCGCCGGACTCAGCGCGGGCCATGCGCATCGTGCGCAGCTTCGCGGCGAGGCCGACCGCCTTCGCCCACTGCATAAACGCGCGCTCGATGCGCGTGTTCGCATCGGGATCGCTCGTCAGCATCTGAAGGCGCGGTCCGGTGCCGACGACGTCGTTGGCGAGCGTGGAGACGATGCCACGGGCATACGAGTTGTTCGCCACCTCGTAGCGCGCCCGGTTGCGCAGGACGCGCCGGACCTCGGGACTGGCGGCCGCATCGGCGCTGAGACCGTCGGCGTTCGCCCAATGGCGGCGGTTCCCGTCCGTGGTCACCGCCGCGTCGTACCGTCCCCGCACCCCCGGATACTGCACCAGCCGCCGGATCGGGACTGCGACGAGCGACCGCCGCTCCTGCGGCTGTGCCTGCGCTTCTTTGCGCCGAAATGGATTGAGGAGCTTGAACACGCTTACTCGGTCGTTCCCGGCGGAATCGCCTTCGTGATCCTGATCCCGAGGCGTCCTTTCTTCTTGACCGCTTCTTTCGAGTTGAGGTAGCGATCGGCCTCGATCTGGTCCTTCAGCGGGTGCTGCTCGACGCTGCCCGCATCGCCGGAGGCCCGCTTGGGGCCTCCGGCGTTGTCGCGGATCGCATCGTCGAGCGGAGTCGTCTCAGCCATTACGAACTTCCGGGGGTTGCGGGCACGTCGCCCGGGTTCTCCGGCAGATCGACCGAGGACTCGCCGAAGGAGATGATGCCTCGCGCGTTCTCGATGAGCGCCTCAAGTCGGCTTCGGTCGGCCTCGAAGATGCCGGTGGCGCGGTCCTTCGACTGGCTGTTGATCAGTTCGACGTGCGCGGCCTTGAACCGGCGCACGAGGTCGCGCACCTCGGCGTTCTCGATCGCGTTGATCTGCTCGTCGCTCGGGAACTCCGCGATCGGATACGCAGTAGGGTGCGTCTTCGGGAGGTCGAGCGGGTTGGCGGGGTTCGAGATGACCTCGACGTACGACTCGAGTCGATCGAGGTACGCGGTCGCGCGCTCCCGGTCGTGCTCGTTGAACTCGGCCTGACGCGCGGACTGGCTCGCGATGATCTCGTTCGCGAAGGTGACGAGACGATCGGCGGCTCCGGCGATGTCGAAGTTGGCGACGCTGGTGGGCATGGTGGCTCCTCGTGGACTCGGGGAAGAGAGAGTCGCTAGAGGTCACCTATGCCGGGAGCGCCGGTGCTGTCCGTGTTCGGATTCGTCAACCGCGAGATTGGTACAGATGTGTACTACTCGTCCGCCGGAGCCGTCCGCCTACGCCTGTAGAATCGCTGATATGAAGGCCGACCAACTTGCCGAGCTCACAACACTCGATCTGCTCCAGGCGCACGCGAACGCCATCGCGGAACTGCGACGCCGTGGTGTCCTTCGGACCAAGAACAACCCGGTTGGTGACTACGCGGAGTGGCTCGTGTCCAACTCGCTGGGGCTCACGCTGGAAGGCAACTTTGCCGCGGGATATGACGCGACCGATGCGAAGGGTGTGCGTTACCAGATCAAGGCGAGGAGAGTGACGCCTGACAACAAGTCGCGGCAACTCAGCGCGATCCGCAACCTCGAGTCGGCGGACTTCGACGTGCTCATCGGTGTGCTGTTCGATGCGAGCTTCAACGTGACCGCGGCGTACAGGGTGCCCCACGCTGTCGTCGGGCAGTATGCGAAGTACCGCAGCCACACGAACGCTCACATTCTTTACCTCCAGGGCAGCCTGTTAGCCGATCCAGAGGTCGCGGATCTGACGAGCCGTCTTGTGTGACCCGGAGAGTCGACGGCGGGCTCCCTAACTCCATGCGGCGACCGCTACCTGGATCGCACGGAAGTCTGCCAGCGGTCGGAGCTGGTCGATAAGCGCACGCACATCATCCAGGTTCTGCTGCTGATACTTGCACCGGTTGAAGTACGCCCTCAGCTTCTGGCCCTGTTCCTTCGTCTCGATCTCCGACGACGCCACCCAATACACGATGTGCACGAAGGCGTCGCGATGTTGCTTCTCGAGCCTGAGCACATTGGCGAGCGACCTACTCACGGTACCGTCAAGCGCGAGCGTCTGTTCCGGCGTGAAGTTGCACCGCGCCGCATGGTTCAGGAAGTGCTGCTTCTCATCGTGGTACTTCCGCCATGCATCGTCGAATCGACCTTCAGCAATCGCCGCCTTCGCTTCATTGCGTGCAACGGCTGCCTTCCCGAGGAAGTCGTGCGCCTCGAAATCCGCCTGAACGCGAGCCGCGTACTCCTCGAAGGATTCGGCGCATCCCCGCGACTTAACGCGTTTCGATCGGAAGAAGTCGAAGAAGCTCATCGACAGTCACCTCTCATGACCACGGGCCGCCGGGCGGCCAGTGGCGGTCGAACGGATCGCCGTCAGCTACGGCTTTGGCAACCGGACCAAGGAAGCCGGCGACGATGGTTGCGACCTCCTCAAACGTCTCCGGAGCATCCGTATCGCGCAGACGGCGCCGGAACGCAGCCCATTGGGCTCGCTTCGAGGGATCGCCAATTGACTCGGCCGTGAATGCCGCGGGGGTGGGATCCACGGGCGTACCCCGCTGCCCGCACGTGGAGCGGATTGCTCGGGCGAGGAGTGGTCCGTCAAAAGCGCGGGCTTCGGAGAGCGCCCAAAGATCGAAGAAGTCCTTCATGCGGCTGTTGAGAACACCGCGTTGAAGCATGACGTGCAACTTCTCGGCGATCGACGTCTCCGGCGGATACGCCAGGATGCGAGCTGCGGGCATGTCCAGCACGGTCGGATACTCGATCTCCTGAGGCTCCGGCGTGATCCGGTCGCCGAATCCGATGTCGATCTGCATGGCGATGCGGGCATTGCCGAGCGTGCCTCTGAACGTGACGCGGAGACCCGCGTACTCGGCATCGTCGGTGATCGCCGCGGTGCGCACGGAATCCGGATCGAATGCCAGGCCGTCATCGGTCACGGCGACACGGCAGACATCCTGAACGATCGCCGTGATCGCCTCAGCGGCGTTACTGGTACGGCCGAGAAGGTCGATGTCGCGTGTGGTGCGCGTCGAGGACAGGCGCCAGACGCGAAGCAGCAGCGCGCCCTTGAGCACGAACTGGTCTGCATACTGCGACTGGCTGAGACGGTAGATGAACCGCTCGAGTGCGAAGTGCTGAAGGAGATCGTTGAATTCCTGTCCACTGGACTTCGCGTGGTTCTTGAGTCGCTGATGCACCGAAGCAGCCATGTTGGCGCGTGGCTCAGTCACAGCAGGGCCTCAAGGTACGGACGCATGACAACAGCGATGCGATCAATCTCGGCGAAACGCAGCAGAGCAGACGCGTTGATGCGACGGCCCCTGGCGTACATTCGCAGCGATTCGATTGCGACATCGAGGCCAATCTTGTTCCGGAACTTGAAGCAATCGGCAATGGTCTTCTCGGGCCCGAAGATGCGCACGGTCTCGCCGTCGAGATCATGTTCCTCGATGCCCTCCGTCATGGACTTCCCGCTGAACCGAAAGACGCGAAGCGGTGGATGCTCCAGCGTCGGTGTTCTGGCCGTTCGGGGAAGTGCCAGGTGAACCTCGTGTGGGATCTGGGTGGTGATCTCGTGGAATGCGAGCGCGGAGATCAGGCAGATGACGCCCGAGGGGATCTTGGCGGCAACCGTGACGAGATCGGGATTGCCGATGGCCGCTCCATCCGCCATGCGATAGAGACCGCGGGCGACCTGCTCCAGGGTGCCGGAGTCGCGCATCGCGTAAAGCGTTCGAGGGTGGATGCCGGCTTCAAGCGCCTGGTTGGTTCGCATGAGGCCGCCGTGCCGCTTGAAGATCTGAACGGCTCGCTGAGTCGGATTGGAGTCTGATCGGGGCATGCTTCTGGCTCTATCGGACAATTACGCACACAATCGTAAACAAGTGTATGCGTGTTTGTCCATAACGCCAAGTGGTGCTCGTTCGGGACGCCAGGAGGCGGTTTCTGGGTCACAAAGGGCGATCGGACCGCCTCTCCACAGTCGTGATCCGCCTCCCGCAGTGCCGACATTCCCGGACCCGACGAATGTGGCCTGCCCGCTGGCGGGTGTAGACGACCGGGAGGTGACGGCAGCCGCACCGGGGACACTCGAGTCCCTGATCCGCACGGGCTGGGGATGGCGGCGGTGACTGACTCAACTCCGGCCCTTGTCCTTCTGGATCTCCGACAGGCGGATCCGCTCTCGAGCACGCTTCGGACCGGGGCTCGCGAAGAGGCTCGCGCCCTGGATGGACGCCGCGACAGCGGAGCCGACCAGGCAATCCAGCCAGTGGTTGTCGATACCGGCCGCCCGCAGCTTCCACTCATCCACGGTCCGGCCCCGACCCTCCGTCTTGACCCGGTACTCAGCCGTCAGGTGTTCTGCGAGAAGACGATGCGTCTCGGCGTTCCTGCCGAACAATGAGAGGCAGCCCGGATCCCCGACGGGCACCGCCAGTCGCGACTGGATGAACGACTTCCAGAAGTTGGTGTCGTAGAGAACATGCCGGACGGCTCGCTTTCCCGCGACGTTGGGGATGCGCCAGTTGTGGCCGACCCGGTCACCACGCTTGCGCTTGTAGTCGCTGAACGGGATGCTCGACGCGCCGACGTACCGGCCATGTGACGGCAGCACCACGCCCGCATGTGTCGACTGGCGGCAGAACTGGTAGACGACGTCCGTTGATGCGCCCCAGTTGGCGTCGATCAGGCATCGGTCGATGCGCACCATGGCGCCATCATCTCGCCGCCACTCGCGCCCGAGCTTCGTGTCAACCAGTCGCTCGAGGCCAGCGTAGATCGCACCTTCCTGTCCGGCACGCGGCGACGCCTTCGCAAGCGTGCGCCGCACGTCGCGAAGTGTGAAGTAGGACAGCTTCTGATCGGGCTCCGTGCCGTGGTCGATCAGGTAGCCGGTGAACTCATCGGTCCAGGCTGCGACCAGGTAGAAGAGAGCGGCGCCCTGCACGTCGATAAACAGCGTCGTGTGCGTGCAGTCGATCGGAATCTCGCCGCGCTTGTGCCCGTTCGTCTTGCTGGCGATCTCGTCGGCGGTCAGCAGTTCGTCATCCGGCTCATCCTCGGGCAGCGGCTCGTTCTGATACTCCGCCCAGAACGCGCCCTCGTCCTGGAGCCTGAGGTTCATCGCATGCTGGATCGCGGAGAGCTCGTCGTGGTTGAACCGCGCCGGCCAGGCGATGACCGCACCCTTGTCCATGGCCTCCTGGTTCGCCCCATAGAACTCGGTCGCTCGGCGAATGCCCTCGTCATTTCGAAGCCCATCGGCCCGGATCTCGGCGTATCGGGCCCAGAGCGTTTCGTTGCTCGGGAACTCGTAGACCATTCGGGTGCGCTCACCTTGCCACTGCGGGTGCTTCTCGCGATCCAGCAAGCGGTCGGCCATGTCCTCCGGTCTCACGACGGTGATGGTCATGAGACCGGCGATCTTCTTGCCCGGACCAGCCAGGCCGAGGATGGCGCCAGCGAGAATGCGTTCGCGCGTCTTGCACTGCGAGGGCGACCGCGCTGACTCGTCGGTCTGCGGATCATCGATCAGCACAAGCGAAGGTCGAACGGACTGACCGTCCACACGCTTGTGTTTCATGCCGCGGATGCGGCCAGTGATGCCGGCCACGCGGATGATGGCGCCACTCGCCTTCGAGCCAGCGATGGTCGGCAGTGCGATCTCCTTCGCGGTCCATCCGATGTTCGTCGGCGCGCCCTGATAGAGCTGACCGCCGGAGCGCTGGTGGATGCCTTCGAGGGCGTGGATCGGGTAGACGACCTCCGGGAAGTCCGCCAGCAGCCGCTCGTTGTTCTCGAGCTCGGCCTTGATCGAGTCGAGCATGTTCGCCGCGTGTTCTTCGTCGGCTCCGATCAGGCAGACGAACTCGCGTGCGCCGATGAGGATCGCCCAGAGACAGGCGATCTCGCAGAGCGTGGTCTTCCCACTGCCGCGCGGCATCGCCATCGCGAACAGGCCGCCCTCGAGCACGGCCTGCTCGATCTTGGCGATCACCTTCAGGTGGTCGTCCGACCAGTCGAGCGTGAACGTCTGCGGGAAGTACTGCTCGCAGAAGAACCGGAAGTCGGTCTCAGCCTGCGCCTTCCGCACCGTATCCACGACTGCGGGCAGTTCGCCGATGTTCCTGCCAGACAACGAGAGCGCGAGGCTCCGCTGTCTGGCCCGTTCACGCTGAGCGTCGTAGCCGATCAGTCCATCGGGCTCGGGCTCCTCCCGGTGATGCTCCTGGACGAGCCAGGCGGTGTACCGAAGCAGATCCACGCGCCCGGGATCGGTGGCCGACGCCACACGCATGCCGGCGCGGGTCCGATGGCGCCTGAGCTGGCGCTCGCCGATCACCTCGCCCAAGGGCGTGGAGTTCAGCAGCTGCGCCAGCTCTGAAGGCCGCAGATTGCGTGGATCAATCGCCACCACGGGCGCCGCCTCCCCGTGATGCGAGGCATGTCACCAGCCACGCGGCGTAGTGAACGAGGTTGAGCGTGCCGTCGCCATTCGTCGGCGCGCCGGCATCGATGTCGGCGCGCACCTGGTCCGCATCGATGGCCACGCCCGCCGCCGCGGACAGCAGGCGCGCAAGGTCGTCAGGCCCGAGCGCGGCCGGGTTCAGTTGCCCCTGTTTGACATCGGGTTCCGCCGTCACACCGCCCTCCGCAGAAAGTTGCCCACATCTGCCGAATCCTCGCGCAGTGGCCTTGATGTCTTCGCCAGTCCATGCCCTTGTGTGCGTGAAAGGACCACATCGCCATGCGAAACGACGACATCAGCCGACGCCTCGAAGAGATCGCGAAGACCGTGCTCGATCTGCCGACGCTCGAAACGCGGCGGAGCGACAGCCTCGACTTCCACGACCTCGCCGTCTGGTCGATCCGCGAGGCCCTCCTCGCCGCATTCCACGCCGGAAGGGAGAGCGGGCCGTTGCCCCGCACCCCCGGAGCCGCACCGTGTCCGCGATGCGGAGCGGAAGTCACCGTCCAACAGATCACGACCTGAGCCCGCCGCGAACTCGCGGCGGGCTGTCGTTCCAGGAGGAACCACATGCCACGCAAGACCACGAACACCGACGACGCCGTCCGCGAGCTCGCGGCGCTGCAGCAGAAGCTGGCTGACCTGATCAACGACACCGCGCGCAGGGCCGAGTGCCTCGAGATCACGATCGCCGAGAAGACCGACGCGCTCCGGAGGGCGATCGAATCCGATCGCCGCGGGCACGCCGCGACCACAGTCGCCCAGGCGTTGGCCGAGCATCGCGTCAACGTCGGCGAACTCTGCAGCCGCTTCTCCGACGCGCTTGAGCGACGCGGCCACACCGTCTTTCCGCACCGATACGAACCGATCCGCGCCGAGTGGGCGCTGGTCACCAACATGAACCGCGACTGAGTCGCAGAAGGAGTCCATGCCATGAAAAAGGCAGACATCAAGGTCGGATCCACGTACGTCGCCAAGGTCACCAACCGCCTGGTGCAGGTCCGCATCGACGCGGAGAACCCCAGCGGGGGCTGGGATGCGACCAACCTCACCACCAGAAAGAAGATCCGCATCAAGACGGCGGGACGCCTTCGCGAGAGCAAGGGCGCACTGAAGGCCATCGCTGCCGCGGATCAGCAGAACGCGCGAGTGCGCGACGAGCGGAAGGCGAGCAAGGACGGCCAGACCGCCAGCGAGCGGGCGATGGCCGGGGCCGGCAAGACGAAGAAGGCCCCACGGGCCAAGACGGCCGCGACTCCCGCGAAGGGCAAGACGAAGACGACCGGACGGACCACGACCGCGAAGGCCACGACACGGGCGAAGTCCGGCGGCGACAAGACCGGGAAGGGCATCGGCATCCTCGACGCCGCCGCGCAGCTCCTCGCCAAGGCCAAGGAGCCGATGGGCTGCAAGGACCTCGTCGAGCAGGCCATCGCCGGCGGGCTGTGGTCCACGAGCGGGCGTACGCCTTCCTCGACTCTGTACGCCGCCCTGATCCGAGAGATCGCCAACAAGGGGAAGGACGCCCGCTTCGAGAAGGTCGATCGCGGCCGCTTTCAGCTCCGTTCCGCCCGTGGG